CCCGTAGCTACAATAAACTGGCCGTCAGATGCTGCTGCACCAAGAGTGTCAAGGTCTTCGAGAACACCATCAACACCCACTGTAATTGAGCCACTTGTTGTAACTGGGCTACCACTTACAGTAGTACCCGCTCCAGCGGTAATACCTATGCTTGTTACAGTACCACTAGAAATAGTACCCCAAGAAGACCCGTTATAAAACTTTAATTTGTTTATAGTAGAATCATAGGCAATCTGTCCAGAAGAAGGAGAACTGATTGCATTAATCTGCGTTGTTGACAGATTTTGAATTGTTGCGTTACGAAGTTCATTCTTCGCTAGGTCTATGTACGAGCTTAAGGTTATATTAGTTACCTCTATCCCCGATACTATTTTTAAGGCCATGGTTTATTTTTTTTATCGTACTACAAAAATAATATTAATTTAGATAGGCTTTCCCTGCTGTCGCCGAGTCAAAAGAAAGCGTAACTTGATTTGTTGAATCATATACTACATCACATATAACAACTGTATTAGCGGAATCAACAACAGTAACCGAAGCGTACTTGCCTAGATTGTGAGTGATTACCCAAGTAGCAGAAGCATTGGACTGATCATGGGTAAAGTGCTTATCACTTATATTGCTACCACTCCTTACTTCTATACTCGAAGGAGTTGCTGAAATACTAATCTTTGTAGGGTCTACAACCCGACTATTGACTGATATTGTAGATGTATCGCCTTGTGTTACTGTTACTTTACCCATTATAATGTAATGTCCTCATTTACTTTAAAGATTCCGAACAACCAAGTTTTGATTGTTCCTGATCCTGAATCTCCATCTCCATCTGAATCTGATTGGATATCATATACATACATGCCCCCGTCAACTCCCTCCATGGTAGTTCCTGTAGCAGCAACTGTCAATTTATTACTAGACTCTCCGCTTACTGTATATGTAAAATTAGTATCATTTAATATTGTGCCTGAAGCAGTGTCGCTTTCACGCACATCCATTTTAAATAAATATTCTTCTAGGTTAATAGCGGTTCCAGAGTCATCCGTAAAGGTCAACTCAAGGTTAAAACTATCTCCCTTTCTACAGGTAATATCTAGTCTTTGAGCGGTATCGAGATTTATCGTAAGAGGCATATTACAAAGGTACTAACTTATTCGTTGTTAAAAATTTGTGCTAAATCATCCGTGTCTTTCAACTCTTCCCTTTTTCCTTGGCGTTGAGAAATTAGTTTAGACTGCTCAACCGCTTGTTTTTCAACACGCTCATCTTTTCGATCTTCCTTCATGGACTCAAGGTTTTGACGGAATGAATTACCCCCTTGTGTTTGAGCCATCACGATTTGAGATTTCATCGCTTGAATCTCTTTGTCATATTGGTGTTGTAGTTGCATCATTTGAGCCTTAATCTTGGCTTCCATCTGAATCTTTTGCATTTCCAATTGTGCTTCAGCCTGCTTCTTCTGCAATTCCAATTGTGTAGATTGTTGTTGCGTTTGAGAATTCGCTTGGGCTTGTGCTTGGATATTTTGCATTTGAGCCTGTTGCTTTTGCTTTGCTCGTTTCTTTCTCCGTAAGATGAGCAGTCTTTCAGCCTGATCTATATCACGAAGGTTACGAATAGCAATAGCATCTTCTAGGTCTATCTCTTGTTGTCCCAAAGCAATTTGAATATTTTGCTCCATGTATTGTCTATCGAGGTCGTCCATTGCAGAAACAATACGAACGCCGAAGTTATACATAGGCAAGTCTTTGAAACTATTTAATATAGACATGTTGGTTTCTCCGATTGCATTCGCATATATACGATAGAGAACGCTTTCTTGAGGGATGATTTGCAAACACTTAATTACATCTTCGGCAACACGCTTGTATAGAACTTGTGCTGAATGAGTGATGTCATATATTGCATTGTTACCTGCCGCAAGTTGTTGTTGGCGAACACCCACTAACTGATCCCCTTTAGGAGATGTACCATCCATCACTTCGTTGATACCTGTAGCATCACGAATCATACGAAGGTTGTGATTGTATATACCAATAAGTTCGTTGATGTTTCTAATTTGGTTATCGATTGCTCGAACAGGTGGGTTTTGGAATCCACCCTCCGGGTTCTTGCTTCGATAATAGAACACGCCTGTTTGTTCGTAGATATCTTGTAGCTCTAGAGGTTCTAGGCTTCCGCTACGACCCAACTGCACATTCTCCAATCCTTCAATGTCAATGATTAGACCATCTGGTTTTGCTTTGGCGATCGCTTGTTGTAGTTTTAAATGAGACAACTGCAACTGATCTGCAAAACTAATAATGCCTGAAACCAAAGACTTCGGCATCATACGGCGAAGGTTGGTACTTATAACATTGTAAGACAATCGAGTCTTCGTGATGTCATGGATATTCTTCGGAATATTTTTCTTGATTCCGTAGTTGAAGATATGTTTTGTCCCAAGCACAAATGTGCCCCCATAAAGGGTAGTGTTGGTCATGCAGAAGGGTTGGCGTGAATACACGCTCTCTGCAGGTGCTTTATATTCTGCTCCTTTAAAATAGAATCCTGTGTGTCCGTGACGAGTTTCTTTTTCCTCAAAGAACATCTTGTCTATGGATAAGAATTCAAAGTCTAGTACCTCAACAAAATACTCATCGTATCCGTAAGTTGCTCTTTGTAGGTTCTTATCATAGTAAGAGTGTGTTAGTCTGCTAGGGTTGTTTTGATATCGATTGCGAACAGTCTTTGCTATTTTCTCGTAGGTTTCTTCATCAAATTGATCTCCAGCAATACGCTTTAATTCTTGTATGGTAATACGCTTGATGTGTCCAGCATAAACCATGTCATCGAAGTTGTGGTCTTCGGTGTAACTATGAATAAAATACGAAGGGTCTACATATTCCTCTACGATACCATAGTTAGGGTCGTTGTTTCTTTTAACGACCGCCATACCATTGGTAACAAGATCAGTGACCGCTCTACGATATGTGGTGTCATGGAAATCGTTCCAATCCAAAGTCATCTTCGTTGCTATCTGCGCAGCGACTTCTGCTTCGGTCTTGACATTAGTGTCCATGAATATTTCGGCTTCCTCTAAACTTTCCGGGATAGCCTCTGGGTCAAAGTCTAAATCTGCCCCCATCTCCTTGGCTTTCATCAAGAAATCACGGGTTAGGATTTGACCTTTGAGTTTATTTTTTCTCTTGTCCTTTTCCGTTTGAGATAACGGATCGACTGCCTCCACATTTGGATATGGATCAGCGGACAATATTTTGTTGACTACAATTTTGACAAACTTTGGAATAATTGGTACGGGTGACCAATCAAGATTCAATAAAGACCCATCCCCATTATTTGGGTCTAGACTGTTTAGAATTTGTTTGTATCGAGATGTGTCTTGAGTACCATTCGCATAATCACGATTGGTCTCAAAATCTTTTTTTCTGCGGTAATATAAGGAACCTTCGTCATCCGAACTCCCCCATTGACCCTCAATAGCCTTGGCGTATTTTAACCCATAGGAATTACTCGCCTTAATTTCAGGTGAAGCCAATGGATCAGGAAAGTTGCCGTACCTTTCGTTTTCTTGTGGATTATCAAACATTTCGTGAGATAATAGTTATTCATGCAAATATACCAATTAATACAAGGTCAATACCCTAGGGTACTAGAGCTTATACCTTCTAAAAAACTTTTTCTCGCTAAAATCAGACTGTTTTTTTTCTTGCTTGACTTTTTGCGCCCCTAATAAAGCAAGACCGCTTGAAATTGTTAAATCGTATTTTGTACGATTATCAATTTTAAACCCGATCCAATCTTCTAGGGTTCGAGAAAAATACATATTACCCATCGAGCCATCGTTGTCGTTAGTACCCACATAGTTGTGTATGTACTCTTCGACCGCTTGTGCATGTGATTGGATAACATCTGCGGAGTTTGATGGTATACCTTTTGTCTTGACATTTACCCTTGAGGAAGAAGATGTCAAGTGTTGAGGTCTATCCATTATATATCCATCGTATCCTCTTTGTTCAAAGTATCTTACGATTCCATACTTGTTATTTTCTATGAGCAGTGGGTATCCATAGAATACCGCACACATTAATACATCCTCATAAAATATTTTGGCTAGTGGTGGCCTTGAAGCATATTCGACCACAAACATATTAGAAGGGCAGGCAAGGTTGAATTTGTTGTAAAGATGCAATGCACCTTTAGAACCTCTACCATCAAGCGTAGCATCGAGGTCGTAACTATCGACCCCGCCAACACCGATATGAGCATTTCCGGGTTTCTTGATACCTCGCTCCATAACCATGTTGTTTCGCATATCTGCTGGGGGAAGCCAAGATATATGAAACCGCCCATTAATATCTGGATGAAATACAACCTTTGAATCTTGTATAGCATCCTTCCAAGCAAAGTTACCCCTTACAATTGGATTAGGGAAGAGGTTGTCGTTGTATGTTGTTTGTTCATATATCTTCGTAAGATTAAAAAGAGACCCTTGGATACTATCACGAAAGGCTTCGTCCTCCGTAAAAGGAAACTGCCGAATAACTTCGTTGAGCTCCGAGTGGTCGTTCTTCAAAGACTCTCTTTCATTTTTCAAAAATGTCTTTGCGCCCATGTCGATCAACTCTCCATCAATACCTTCTATGGGTTGGTCCGGGTCTTCGATAACAGGATTTCCGTATATATCAAAAAACCCTTCGAGTGCTTCGTATGAAGGAATAAATATTCTATATAGACCTGATCTTGTCCTTCCGTTTTTGTTTCGTTGGTACGGACTACTATCTTGCCAGAGTTCCTTGTATTCTTTTCCCCCTTTGCTCATAGGGTTTACAGTCGAGCCCATCAAACATTTCCCAATCACCCTGCGACCCACAATAAGACATGTTCTTTGGATACGCCATGCCTCACGGATGTCGGTAGGCTTTTCCCATTTGCCGGCTTCATCCAAATAAAGCATGTGTAGTTTTTCTCCATCGTAGGCATTATTGGTTGTGTTCTTCCAATTGATTATAGTGTTGAGAGCTTCGCCTTGTTGAGCAGTTTTATTTTTTTTAGTGATTCTCTTCGCAGGTTCCCGGAATGCAAGTTCCATACGAGGATTTGTAGTACCATCTTGAATAGGCTTGAAAAAGAATGGATAGGATTTAAATATTGAAACAATTTTCTTCATGAAGATATTTTCTTGAGCATCCTTACCCGTCTTGGATTGTAGCCCAAGTAATTTTTCCTTTACCTGCGTACCCTCATCAACTAGCGTACATGCACTCATATTTGTATATCCACTACGGCGACACTTGGTATATACCTGACCTAGTGATCGGGGGTCTACCTCACATGCTTTTTGGTGAATGAAAAGTCTTTGTTGAAATTCCAAATAGTAAGGATATCCAATATCTAGTTTCGACCATTGAAGCATCATGTAGTGTCTTCCCGTTATGTAGGTGGGCACACCATTGTTCATAAACCAAACCCCGTTATTTCTCCGCTCAAATTCTTGTTGGATATATGGTAGGTATCTATTCCTAAACTCTTTAGGCATTTCCAACCATTCGTCCATCGATCTTATTCTAGACATTTCTTGAGGCATTGATATCCTCTTCCAACGCTGATCCTCTTTAGGTAGATTAGAAAATAAAATAGTTCCCATATCGGGAACTTTGGGGAGTTGTATATATAGACCGGCAAGTTCTATGATGTCGCCATCGCTATCGTTTGCACAGATATTAATTACGGAGTCGTCATAGCCTTTAACCTCTTTAATTGAAGGCATTTGTTTTATTTTTCGTACTTTACATTAAATTAACATTAACTAGATGAAACGATTGATATTTATTATTGCTTTATTTTTTACATCTTGTGCTCCTACTAGTAGCCTAGATATCTCTTCATGCGGTCATACCGAATGCGATATTGCTGCTATCCACCACCATATGTGGTAGACTTTTCTAGGTAATGCAAAATTAATTCATACCGCATCACCTTTCTTCCATACATGTGTTGTGGTTTCATGTAGATAATTTGTTTGCATTGTTTTATAGCATCTTGCAAACTTCCACTAGTCTTTACTAATCGAATAGCCTCTTGCTCCACTGATCTCATTCGACTAACATTCTATCAATTTTCTCTGGATCAAATTTACGAATACGCAGCAACCGCTGCTTTTCTAATTCCCTAGCGTTTGCATATTCTTCCGGGGTGC